TCTACTTTTTTGATAAGCATTTTTTTTGTTAACAGAAGCCTGCCCATATTGTAAGAGCCCACCCAACACATTTGATAAGTTCTGTGCCCCAAGAGTGTTACCTATCTGTAGCCTTATATCATTAAGCATTTCATCAGAACGCATCGCCATGTTTCTAGCGTTTGATATGTTTCTTTGTCCCGCAAAGTTTGCAAGTCTAGATTCTTCTCCAGCTTGAGCCGCATTAAATTGCACTCCATATCTACCCCTGTCTCTTTCAGCTTGCGCTAAGGCTCTTTCGTTTGCACTAACCGCCATATCTTCGCTTTCATCTACTGTGTCTATTGCAGTGGTTAAAATTCTTTCGGTTTGTGGGTTGTATTCCTCTACATTTTTTTCGTAAGAATCTATTGCCGCTTTTTGCGCTTGAAAGTCTACATCGTCACTATACGTACTACCACTAACTCTTCTGTTACCAGAAGTAGGCGTACCAAGTGCGGTTGGCTTGTAAAACCCAGGAGACGCAAATTTTTGTAAATAATCTTCTGCCATTAGCTTATACCCTACCCTTGCTAGTTGATTTAGACTCGTCTCTAGGAGCATAAGCAATTACAGGTGTTTTACCAAAACCAAACAAGCCCGTAGTTCCTTCTCCAAATTGACCTGTAGCATCAAATCCTTGATAGCTTTTCTTAAATGGGTCACCCGTATCCCCAACATTAGCAGCCAGTTGATTAGCTGCTGAAGCGAATACGCCCCGCATTGCATTTGTTTTGGCTAACTGTCGGTCAGCTTCTGATACTTGATACGCAGTTTCTGCTCCTGCGGCTTGTACTCCACCTTTTACAGTGTTTTGTGCAAGCATATTGCCTACGGCTTCATTACCTTTTACTACTTCTAGATCTTTTTTAGTTTCCGCAGTTTGACCTTTTGCTATCCCTTTAATCAATGCGCTTGTTGCATCTACTGCATTTCCGGCTGCTGTATCAACCGCTTGTACTGTTCCTATGGAGGGCCTTTCCTGTGATTGATAATAATCCGCACCGGCAACTCCAACAGATTGATCTTTTCGTTCTACAGCTTCTGTTTGAGCATACTCAGTACGCAAAGGATCAAAAAGAACGTCTTGCCTAGTTTGTCCTCTTTGCAAAATATCCAAACCAGCTTTTTCGTTTTCAGTTTGTTTGGTAAAGTTTTTACGTTTTACTTTTTTGCCTTTTAAAAATCCCATTGTTATAACTCTTTTCTATATGTTTGTGTTACCAAATTAAAATCATGCAGGGGTGCTATTTTTTCCCACCCTTTTCTATTGCTTTCAAATTCAATAGCTACTGCTTTCATATCTTCCGCTATTTTTTCTAAAAACTTAAACATAGCTTTTACATAATTATACTCTGGTTTCTGGTAACTTGCCCAGACAAACAGTGTGTCCTCGCCACTAATACTTCTTAGCGTATTAACGATTATAAACCCAATATATGTATCTTCTTCATACAACATGTACAAAGTAGACAGCTCTTCTTGTAAAGATAAATAGACGTCGGGTGTTATCCAGTCAGCTTGACACTTTTTTCTAACTTGATCTAAATCTGGTTGTATTTTTTCAAAAGCACAACGTACCTCAGAAAGAGGAATTGTCTCAATTGAAAGCCCATCAATAGTCAATCTCTGAACCATACTTCTTATACCTTTTACGTGGGCTTAAACCGGCGCCTCTGTATTTAACAGTTCTTTTAACACCTAAATCTCCGCCCCTTGCTTTTAGTTCAGCTTGTACAATTTCTTGATTAAACAATCCTAAATAATCAGCTGCTGCTGCTGGATCAGTCCAATCTTTTGCAGGAATACGCATAAGCCTATATAAAGTGCCATACACAATTCCGTCTCTGTAACTGTTTGAAAAAGTAGTGTCTATATTACTTGTAGTCCTACTCGGTTTTAAAGCAACAGATAATTGAATGCCGTTGGTAACGGCGCTACCAGGAACCGGTATTACCCAAAACGTACTTGGGTTTTTTTGTAAATAAACTTGTGGTACTGAAGTTTTGTTTCTCCAATCAGAATAGTTTAACTCTAAACTTCTAGGGCTAATTGGGTCTAAATCATCGCCATCATATGTCATCCATAAAATTGCATGTACATCTGTGCCGCTTGGTTGGTCGAACTCATACTCATATACGCCACTAATACTTGTAATTGGATCTAAGTCATATACGTAAGCTTTAGATCTTTCTGCAAATTCTATACAAGCGGAGCGCAAAGTAGATTCAATTAAAGAATCTGGGCAATTGGGTACGTATGGAAGTATGTCTTTTACTAAAGAATCAAATGATGCCATTATTGAACTCCAGGAGGAGGCGGTGGGGGCGCTGTTCTCATGCCCGGTTTATCAGAATTAGGATCAAGCAATACTTTTGATTGTCCCCCTCCTGAAACACTCGCCATAAATAATTGATAATGAGATCCAGCCCTTTGTGCGTTACCTGCAAATTCTGCGTCTTTCATATAACACCTATACAACACATAGTCTACAAGGGCGTTACCATAAACATCGTCTATATAAATAGTACTACTTGTAGAACTTAAATCTGTAGGGTTTCTAGCTGTTACTAATTCAACATAAGCGTTTGATCCAGATTTGACACCTGGATATACATAAAACCTTCTTGGATCATCTGGATCATAAATGTAGTGTTTAATAACAGAGCCATGCGCAGCATCTCCTGTAACAGTGGGATCATGCCAATTGGGTTCTATAGAATTTAAAATATCTTCATCTACTAACCTAATAGCTTTTTTACCTGTTGCGCTACTACCAGTAGCACTCATATTTCTAACTACTTTTATTAAACACATTGCAACATCTGGAATAGACTGTTCTGTCCCAGTAGCCAATTGCACATTTGAATGGTCTGCAGCCGCAGCGGGTTTAAAGTTAACTACCTCTCTTTGTGCATCATTTATGTACCGAAGCAATTCAGCTTCAGTCCATCGAACGCCAGTTGTATCTTGCAGGGTGTCCTGAATTCTGGATATTAAATTAGCGCCCGTTAATGTGCCCATTATTTTTTAGTTGTTTTCTTTACAGTTTTTTTAGCAGCCGGTTTTTTCTTAGCGGGTGCTTTACCATCTACATAGGCTTCGTTTATATCAGGTGTAGAGGGATCGTCAGGAATATAATGTCCTTTTTCATCTCTAGCCCTAATAGGTTCACTTGGCTTTTTGTCTTTAATTGAATGGGGTTTGTGTTCTGTACACCCTTCTTGTAAACATAATAAACCCATGTCTTGTCCAACTTCTTTTGGTACGCCAGCTTCCAATCTGATTGATGCGCCCCAGGTGGTCGAAATATACCTGTCAATATCTGATACTACTATCATCTTTTACTCCTAAAAAAGGGGTGGCTCAAAAAGAACCACCCACAAAAACATACTTAGTATGCAACATCCAATCTAATGACACCAAAGTCTTCAACGCCACTATTGTAGTCGCTGTTAAACTTAGGCTTCTTAAGACCGAAGATTTTACCAATGGAGATACCATTTTGGTTACCATAGTCAAAAGTATCTTCAACTATTTGTGGTAGACCAATATCTGCCATAGCAAGAGCTTGAGCTCCACAGAATAAACAAGCAGAACCGTTGATGTCAGCATCAGCGCCCCATTTGTATCCAGCAGAACCGGCGTTTGAAGATGTTCCAGTAGTTGCATTCTCTGTATTAAATACATGTCTGAACTCATGGACCATAATGCCGTCAACCATCAAGCTTGAAGAACCTGAGAACAAGCTGTTGCTTGGTCCTCTGACTCCAGCATTTCTGACGTTAGCCAAGAAATCTGAATCAAGTTTAAGGTCAGCCATTACTTGAGGTGATACAAATAAATGATATACCTCATCTCCACCTGCGCCTCTTACTCCAGCATTTCTGACGTTAGCCAAGAAATCTGAATCAAGTTTAAGGTCAGCCATTACTTGAGGTGATACAAATAAATGATATACCTCATCTCCACCTGCGCCTCTTACTCCACGGATGTAGTTGTCTTTAGCATAAGCTTTAAGAGCAACAATACACTCGTAAGTAATGGTGTCAGCAGCTGCAACTGCAGTTACGTCACCAGCAACAAGTTTACTAGTAGCATCCCATCTTCTATGTCTGTTAGAAGTTGGAGCTGTTACATCTGAACCAAAAACCATGTCGCCAAGATTTTGTCCTGAAGTCAGAACAGGTCTCAAAGCACCACTGTTTTTGATTGTGTAAGAAATACCAGAAAGCGTTAAGAACGCTAATTGGTCAATACGATCCGCCATTGCGTAAGCAAGTGCATCACGTGAGTTCTCACGAAAATTAACAACTGATTTTTGATCAGCTAATCTACCAGAAAGTCTATTAGCAAATCTCAATTGATCGAGTTGTACAACAATGTCGTAGGCTCTTAAAGTCTCTTCATTACCCTCTAAAGTGTTGTCTCCAACGATACCGTCACCAGTCATGTCAGCTAAAAGTGTTAATACAGCTCTAGCTCCTTTTTCTGATTGAGTAAGTTCAGATATTCTCTGAACCATAGCATTAGATCCGCTACCTGCGAATTGGTTAATGAAAGACATATTCCTAGCGACACGCCAAAAATCACGTGACCAGATAGTTAATTGTTCGCTGGTCAACGCGCTAAAGTTTGTGTTAGCCATTGGGCTATCCTCCAAAAAAAATAATACCTAGCCAACTTATTGGAGCGGCTATTTACCCGTATACCCTTTTTCGTTGGGGAGACGCTTTCATAATTTTACGAACATGACCTCGATCAGTTTTACGCCGTGACAGGCGAAAACGTTTGTTAGTGGAACGACCCACACTAATTATCGTATTAGCACCGAATTCTTATATCTTATACCAAGCCTTAACCAAAGTCACCACGCATTCTGCGCAATGTCTCGGCTGGAAGAGCATCAAACTCCTCACTTGATAACAATGATAAATCTATTTTCTTTTCTGTTTTGCTCTCACCTTTCATTGCAGGTGGTTGAGATTCAGCAGCTTTTAATTTTTTAGTTACATTTGCTACTTGCTGGCGTTCTTTAACCTTTTTGTCTACTGTTTTAACTGCAGGAGCGTTTGATGGTTGTAAAAGTTCCGGCCTTTTGACTGCTAAAGTGTATTCAGTTGCTTTTGCTAACGAATCTGCAAGCCCATAACCTTGAGAAGCAAACGCATCTCTTAGTTCTATAACATCAGCTTGTAAATTTTCGTCAAAATCAGCGCTATTTTCGTCTAAAACAGGAAAAGTTTTAGCAATTTCATTAGCTTTCTCTACTAATTGTGTCATTTCTTGACTTTGTTGCACTGTTTGACCCATTTTTGCTTGTACTTCAAACATAAATTGGTCTTTTTCAGCTTGTCTTATCTGATTTCTTAACTCTACAGCTTTTTCGGTCTCTCCATTAAGCACTAAATCCTGATATTCAACTTCTTTTGCATTAAAATCATATTCTGGAGCATTTTCTGCGGCGGCTTTTTCAGCTGCAGTAGCTTCATCTAGCTTTTTTTGCATAACTTTGTTTTTAGCTAAAACTTCATCAAGTCTAGACTTGGGCACCATTGGCGCTTTTGGTTCTTTTACTTCATTTTGTTCGTCAAGGCTTTGCTCGCTTCCTTCAACTGCTGGAATATCTGGTTGTGGAGTTGACTCGCTGTCTTCAACCACTCCTTCTTCGCTAACTGCTTCTGTTTCAATTGTTTCTTCTTCCTCAACTTCTGGTTGTGGTTCTTCCGCAACAACTTCTTCTTCTGGAGCGGCGTCAACTTCCTGTTCGACTTCTTCATTTTCTGCTTCCTCCTCTGGAACCTCATCAAAATTTAAATCTACTTCGAATGGTTTTGCTTCGTCTTCAGAAATTCCATCTGCCCCCGGCATAACTTCCATTACAATATCTTCTTTTGTTTCTGCATTATCTTGTTTTTTACTTTTAGCCATCTTTATTACCTCCTGTAGGTTTCATGGCAGCCGTTGCAATTTTTGCTGCGGCTGTAGTTTCACTTTGATCTCTCCTTACTTGGTTAGTCATTCCTGACAACCTTTCGCGTAATTCAAGTTCTTCCCTCTTCATTTGAAGTTTGCTTTGTAATTCAGCCACCTTCATTTGTGGATCAATATTTGTTTCAGATTGAGTTTTAGCTACATTTAAAGCAGCTTCAGATTGTAATCTAGTAACTTCTGCTTCTAGTTTTGCAATCTCAAGTTGTGTTGAACGTATTTGTGCTTCCATTTGGAATTGTTGTATTTGCATTTCAGCTTCGCTAGGTGGATTCATTCCTTGTATTTCTCTTATGCGCTCTGCAATTTCTCCTTTACGCGCTAAATGTGAATACTCAACAATTAAATCATCTGGAATTGGAACTCCAACTTTCCTAAGTTCTATAGATTCAGCAAACTGAGTTTCTTCAAAGGTGTCTCTTGAAGGAGCTAATCCTATAACCACATCATATTCACCTAAAGTTAGGTTGTTAATAATCTCGCCTTCTGGTGTTACTTGATTTACAACCATAGGTTGTTTTGGTTTCATTGGATTATTTTCATCAGTAATTTGTACGACTCTTTCTTCTGTGTAATAAGTTTGAACTAAATCTAAGACTCTTTCTGCTAAATAGTGTCTAGTCTTTCTTAAATTATCTAATGGCACTTGAATCATTAGGGCGCCGCGCGTTTGTTTTTGTTGTATAGCAACACCAGAAACTTCCGCCCCATCAGTACCTAACATCGCATCACTTATGCCACTAATTTGTTTTATGTTAGCGGCAGCTTTTTGTGCAATTCTATCTAGACCGGTGGGAATCTGATTTGGCGGTATTTTACCAGGGGGAGTACTACCGCGATTAAACTCGAGTACTAAACCAGTTTCCGCACCGTGTTCTTCTAAGTCATCTGCTGTCATTCCTGTAAGAGAACCTGACTCTACAATCCAACCACTGTTAGCAGTTGTGTTAACGATATGCAGTTCTTGAGATGAAATTTTGTTTAATTGTTCCTGTGGCGAAATTAAATTACGCACCATACCAAAAGGTTTGCCCCTTCTAAAGTATGGAAAATAAGGAACTAAAGTAAAATGATTATAAGGAGACCAATCATCATGCAATACAACAGTGTCAGCGGTTACCGTCCAACGGACTTTTTTAACCATTTGTTCTGTTATATATAAACCATAATCATCTGCAAACTTTTTACGTTTGCGTTCTCCCCAGTTGTAAGGAACATGTCTTTTATCGCCAGTTACTGGGTCCACATAAA